TTATCATTGACCAAGCGAACAATCTTGTTTTTTGCGACCATTCATATTCTTCTGGATATTCTTTTCCTTCATAAACAACATCATCCCCAGCAGTAACAACACTAGAAAAATTAGGTAAAGAATGAGCCCAAACATAAAATTTATTACTCTGAACTGTTCCTCTATCAATTCCCATTCCATAATCAACTTCAGAAAATTTCATTCGATGCCAATTTCTATTATCCCTTGAATTCTCAGCAATATCCTCAGCTGGGCCAGGCTCCATACGTTGTAGATCACTTGGCCCAAAATCCATTTCTTTCTGATATCTAACTTTTATATTATTTGCCACAACTGATTTATCTGTTTCATTGACTCTAGCGGTAAGAACAGAATGTCTAAACTTTCCATCAAAAATCTCTAAATCAGTTACACTATATTTTTTCACTTGATTGATTATATTCTGCTTTAAAGTGTCTTCTGGTAATTCAGTAGCCGTTGGATTATAATGAGCATTGATTTCAACTAATAAATCAATATAATTAGGATCTACTATTTGATTTTTGATACCTAAAATTTTATAAGGTGCTAAAATAGAATGAATGATATAATCTTTAGTTGCTGATGGTAATCTCTTGCCATACTTAGGTAAAATAGAAATATACGCAGTTCCACTGGCATTTTGTAATCGACTACCAGGCGTTGAATTACTGAGCTCAGTTGGATCACCACCCCAAATTTTAACACCTCTTGTATTACCATAATTACTTAAAATTATATTTTTATAATCATTGGCAGTAACTGCTCTATCTTGAGCTGCATATGACAATGGTGCATTAAATTTAATAGATTCAGGTGATTCTCTATTTGAACCTCCTCCAGCTTGGCCATCTGTAGCCAATGTCAATAATGGACTTGTTGTATTAGTTGGTGAACTATCAAGTACAAATGGATTATTTGAATCAAGCCCTGCATAATTTGCAGCTGATCCATTACTTGTTAGATATTCAACTGTAATATAATTCTCATCTTCTAATTTCTTTCCATAAATACCATCACCAAAATATATTTCATATCGGCCATCTTCTACTTCTTGTAAAAAGTATACATTTGATGTACTATCCAATCCTTCTAAATCCTTATATACTGTGTATGTACTTGTAGTACCTGTTGTTTTTGTGCCTTTGACCGTAACTACTAATGTTGTAGTATCCACACCATCATTGTCTAAAATAAATCTTTGTTTCTTACCCTGACTATTATAAATATATGTATTTTTAACATACACACCTTCTTTAATAGAAACATTATTATATGTAACCTTATTACTAGAAACATTTCCAAGCACAGATGAAGTTGTATAAAATAAAAATTTATCTTTATCTACAGTAACACTAAACGGAGTCCACCTTGGCAATGTCACAACTGATAATCCACCAGTTACATTTAAAGTGAGATTAATCTTTGCAATTGCACCCTGTGTTGATTTTGGTGTATATCCCAACTGTCTAGCAATCCCAACTATAGAACTTCTTTGTGAAGCAGTATCCATGAACATTTCATTGGCAACCATATTGAGATAAAATGCCATGTAATGTGTATTATAAGAAAGTAAATCTAAAAGAACACCTAAACCAGAACCATCAAAATCATAATCATTAAATTCAGATTGACTTTGCAAAAAGGTTTTAAGGCTATCTTTAATTCCATAAAAATCTAAATTAGTAACTTCTAGCTTATCTGTGTTTATTATAGCCATTATCTTAACCGCTCCAAGAAAAATTCTACATTTAATCGTTCTTCACTGTTGAAAATAGAAAAATCAATTGATATATCATATCCATCTTGATTACTATTTTCAGAAACAGTAACTTCTTTTACAACAACTCTAGGTTCAAGAGTATTTATAACATTCGTAACACTATCCTTAATAGAAATTGCAGTGAATGGACTTAATGGTTCAAACAAATATTGATATATACCACCAAATATTTCTGGCTCAAATAATCTTTCGCCTCTATTAGTCATCAGTAAATTTTTAATAGATTGCTTAAGAGCATTTTCTCCCAATTTCTTCCTTATATCTTTAGTAGCAGGATTAATACCAAAATTTAAATCAAGATCCTTCCAATTCCTTCCCTGATATTTAGTAATATCTTTTGCTGTTTGTGAATATATTGCCATTATTATCTCCTATGTAGTATTCGGCACAAAAACTGTTGGTACTGATCTATCCCCTCTTTCAGCAACAGAAGCACTACAAACATATATTGCCCCAAAAAACCCTACTGATTTACCATTAACAAATACTGTTGGTGATCCCTCAGCCAAATATGGTTGGTGATGAAAATTATAAACTGATGCAAATCCTAAGCCAGCAATAGTTTCACATGGCACATATCCCCCAGCTGGGGGCAAATCAGCTGGAGTCGCATTGCTAAAATGAGGCTGCCCTGTAACATCAAACATTCTGTGGACAGGTTTGCTATCTGCAAAAACATCTAAACTTCCAGAAAAGAAACCTTTAGCACTACCTGAAGCTGCCGGGCCAGCCGCACCAATAATTCTACTTTGATTAACAAAATATGGCGGAGTAGTATTAGCATAATGTGTACTAACAGAATCTCCAATAACTGCAATAGGTAAATTAGCCATTAGTAATAATTCACATCTATATATCGTCTAATTCTAATATCCCTACCAACATCAAAATTATTTCGTAATGCTTCTGGACTAGCATGCACAGTAAGATTAAAAGTTTTTGTTTCTATCAATGCCCCATTCGATGTTTCTTTTAAGCTTAACGTAAATTCATATCCTTTTTTAAATAAATCCATTGTTGTATCCTCGTACATAATATCTTCATACCTAGCACTCACATCTGATGTTTTAACATATCCTCTCCAATTATCATCTAATGGTTCTTCTATCATTGTAGATGGATCGAATTTTCTTTTTTGTGATACCATAAACGGTTCATAAATTTCAATATATTCTCCATTCATACTAACATACTTCAAAATATAAGTTTTAATTTTTACTTTAAGTTTTATATCACTAGTGGCTTCACCTGTAGTTCCATCTCCACCTGCTCCCGTAGCTATAAATATTTCCCCCACCGTAGGAATTGAACTAGCACCAATCTCATTGAATTTAGTATTACCAAGTTTAGTAATAGAATATTCTGTGCCTATTGCAAAATTTTCAGCTGAAATAACCGTCGCATTAGAATCTACATATCTTTCTACTGATTCTATCTCCCTACTATGGGAAGAAGCTTCTTCAACATTGAATAACTCATCTCCACTACTAAGAGTTGAGGATGGATTTGTTATAACATTTTTATCCACCAAATTATCAATATATTCAACATTCATAAATACTGTCAATTGATTTTGCTGACTTTTAATATGCAAATTCCTATAATCATCTAAAGATAAATCAAAATGTTCATCCTTTATATTACCATAAAATCTTACGTACTCTAATCCTGTCGTGCCCACTTCTACTACTAGCCCTTCTGGAACTGAACCACTGACTAATTCAACAGTTGTAGTAGAACTAAAATTATTAACAAACGGTATCGGTGAATCGAAATCATATTTAGCAGTATATCCAACATACTCTGGTGTTACAATTGCCTCATATCCTGCTTCTGGATTAGTATTCTTAATAATCCCATCTTGATTAAAAACTGTATCTGGAGCTATATCTACAATAGAACCATCACGCTTTACAAATTTTTCAAAAGGTAAATCAAAATGATCTACTGTAAAATCATTATAACTAGTTTCTGACCTTTTGTGAAAATCAACAAAATGTGTAGTATCATCAAGTAAAGTCAATGGTAAAACTAAAAGAGTAGCAGGTCGATTATAAAAATTAAAACTTGACATTACTTAGCTATTGGTTTTCCTTCTTCATCTAAATCTGGATTCAACCAAATCGCATATGGTACATTATCATCTCTAGTTTTATCTACATCTCGACCACTAGTCATTATTATATGCTCATCACAATCCACATTCAACATACCTTTACACCTGACTCTAAAATCTACATTGATAATTAAAGTATTGGTTTCTGTATCAAACTCTATTATATTCTTGTCAACTAATACTTTTAATGCATCTTTTACTTCTGGACTTTTTACCAATTCTTCTATCTTATATGGAGCTATTGCTTCTGTTGCCATTTTATTCCTCTAATAAACGCTTTAAATTTTCATCTGGTTCATTTTGGCCAATCAACATTAATTCAAAATGATTAGCCCAAGTATCAATATTCTTTTTAGTTTGCACAGCACCCCACCATGTAAGATGACGCTTAGCTAAATCTATAGATTGTAATTTAACTTTGATATTCAAATCAATTCCATATTTCAATTCTACCTGATACTGCTTATACTCGTTTACTTTATTGTTTACTTCAGTGATTAATTTTTCCAAAGAAGCAATTCCATTAGCCGCAGTACCTAGAGAAAGCCTTTCTATTAATTTATCAAAATCAGCTGGTGTCAATAAACTCAAAACTTCTTCCAATGTATATTGCGCAGATGTATTTATTCCGTCAAAAATTGGTTTCAATACAGACAACAACATTCCCCTTGAATTTACTTTCAATAAATCCCCGATATGAATATCAAAAACAACTTTTCCTGTTGCTTCATCAAAATGCTGCTTCATTCTATCTTTCCACGGCAATGTAGCTGGCGGTGGTATTGATGGAATTGGCATTTGTACGGCTTGTTTCCAAACTTCTGGATTCCCTCTGGTAGTACTAATTGTGCCTATGCCACCACCTTTATAAAAAGTATGATCCAATGGTATACCATTATATGTAAATTCATCACCAATTTTTGACTTTGATGAAGCTCCAAGTTCCATCCATTTTTCATCAGGTATAATACCTTTACTAGCAATTTTAAATTTAGTACCAGCCTTAGACGGTTTTATTACATCAGAAACCAATGCCCTTTCCCAAATAATTTGAGTTTCAGGATCATACAACTCTGCATTTGCAATTTCTTCCGCTGTAGGTGGAGCCACCAATCCTGTTTCTGGATCAGCAACTTTTAAACTTTCCATTTTAGACTCATCTACCATATCACTAAATTGTTTAGGATCTAATGAAATAGGCTTCTTAGCAGCACCACTACCCATATTTGTCATAACTTGTCTACTATCAGAAGGTTTCTTAACTGAACTGCCTGGATCTGCTTCCATAACTAATCCCATATCTGGAGCTGTAATGATAGGAAAGGGTGCTGGTATTACCATTGGACTACTAGCACCATGCATGATTGGCATACCTGTATTCGTTCCTAAAGCTACACCATTAACCAAAATAGGTGCAGTTCCTAATGCACCCACATCTGCAGATATTCCTGCTTGTAATACAATAGCCCCAGCTGGGCCACCAGTAGCTGTTTTGACTCTAAATTGGCCACCAACATCAAATCTTAAATTTTTCTTAACTTTAATATTAAGATCACCATCTACTGTCAGATTCAAATCACCTTTTACATATAAATTTTTCTCAGATAAAACTATTTCATAATCCTTACTAATAATCTTTACAACTCTTGATCCATCTGGATAAATTTCTTCAAATGTACCTGATCTATGCCTTCTGACCAATCTTTCTGCGCCAGGTGTATCATCAATCTCTGTAACGTGCCCTGACTCACTTTCATTAACAGTATTATATGGATAATTGGAATTATATTTTGATGTAGGTTCGCCCCAATTATTACCTTTTTTCGCAGTCACTATAGAATCAACAAATTCATTACTATCTATCCAAGTACTGCCCTTTTCTCCTCTTGATAATTTATGTGTATTGATATCTCCAACATTTGGCCAATCTTCTCCATCTGGCCTTTTTGGCCTATCAGCTGCATTTGGATCAGGATCATTGAACCCAACTCTAGGATTATCTGGATTTACATATCCATAATTTATAATATTAGTCATTACTGGTTGCTGAGCACTATTTCCATCCCTGAAAAATCCCATTATCCATGTACCCTCAACAGGCCCAACTGGTGTTGTTCTGCTAGGTGTATTGATAGGCATAGCAGGATATGCCCATGGCAATTCATCTGTAGGCATATCTTGCTTATTGTCTGTATGATATCCAAGTATACGAACTCTACAGCGACCTATCTGTAATGGATCGTTTCTATCTTCTACTACGCCAACCCACCAAATAAAATTTTGCTCAATATTATTCATTTATTCCTCTAATAACTCTACATCGAAATATGAATCCTTTACCATTTCTATTAAAGTAGTATGCCCAATAGTATTAATTATATGCCGCAATCCTGTTATAAGATACCTACCAGAATAAAATGGATCTGATTTATATTTCCCATCTACCTTTACTTCTGGTGACTCTATCTCCATTTCAATAATATCACCAATTCTTCTACTGACATCTCCTATAATCGTAATATTCATTCTAAAAGATTGCAATTGTTGTAATTGTGAAAGTCTATCTTGCACATTATTATCTAATCCTTGTGCTTCATTTGAGATAGGAATAATTTTCTGATAGCTTAATTTTTTTTCTTGAAATTTATTTCTTTCTTCAGTTGGACTCAACATCATTGAATTGCCAATATGCTTATGATTATTCCATTCTTCTGTATAATTATAATCGTTAATTGCATATAATCTGCTAATCATATCATGATAGATTACTCTACTAGAATACATACCCATTCGCAAATTAGATAAAACATCATAGGTGAATTCTATATTATATTCTTCAACTGTTTTGTGCTGATCCTCTTTGGGCAACATCTCCTTTTCAGGATGTGGATAATTCTTCGGTGCATGCCTATATATTTCTACAGGTTCATTGACACTAGCCAATTCTTCAACCGATTTAAAATGATAACCATCTCTATTTTCATAGAAAAAGAAATTAGATCCAAATTTCCCTTCAGATACACTCTTAGATGCTAACCAATTAATAGCATCAAATGGTTTCCAATTGGGTATCCATATATCTTGTATTGATCTAGTATTTTCAATTTCAATCTCTTTAGGTTTTATATAAGAATTATGTAAATAAAGTTCATCATATACTCTTTTAACTATATCAGAAATTATAGATTGGGGATATGATTTACTAATTGTCAAACCTTGATTTAACATATACTCCTTTGAAATCAAATTTAAAGTATAAACAGAAGCTTGATCAGATTTTCTAGCATAATCACTGAGTTTATAAATTTGAAAAACCAATTTCATTTCATCATCAGATGATGGAGTATCTAATAATATAATCACATCTTCATGACCAACAAGAGGAAATTTGCTCATAATACTCCATTCATCTTCTATGATCATATTACCAGAAATTGCATTTTTAAACATATCTTCATAAATATTTAATTCACCAACAATATCCACAATTTCAAGATAATCATCCCTAATAGAAGAATATAGACTAACTGATTCTAATTTATATTGGCCAGGTGAACGTTCTTGTTTCATATTTTAATTTTTTCTTTAAAATCTCTTTCAAACTCATTAAGATATGAAGAATCCAACAATTTAACTTTACGATTTTCATCATTCCTATTAGCTTCATATTCATAATTGCTTACTTTAACTGCGACATATGTTTCTATTGTATTATTATTTAGCGGATTTGGTAAATTTCTAGTTTCAGTTTTAGCCACTACCAACCTTTCAGTTGTACCATCAGCCAAATCTCTTTGTATTTCCCAATGATGTATTGCGTCAACTTCTAATCCAGGCGTTCCATTAACTGTACCCGTTATTGTAGATGTTCCACCAGTAATAGTTTCAGCGTCTTCAAAAGTTCCACTAACTGATTTGTATATTATTTGATTATTAGTTGTATCAAAATTGACTATTGTACCTGTTGCAACAGGCGAGTTGCTACCCGTAATAGTTTCATTAGGTAAAAATAATTTAGTAGCACTGTTAAAATGGGTATCAGCCAAAACTAAATACTTATCTGGATATTTAGTAGCTACAAAATTCTCCAATACTTTATCAAT